GGAATATTTTAATGGCAGGCTCTAAAGATAAAAGAAAAAAATATTCTAAAGATCAATCTAGAATTACAGAAAAATATAAAAAAAAAGCAAAAAAACTTGATAGTATGATTGGTGAACAAAAAGAAGGACAACATACTAGAAATGCTTTGAAACAAGTAGCTGGTATTTTAGGTTCTGCGGGTATTACAATACCTATGTTGACTGAAAAAGGAATTAGAGCAGCTAAGAAAAAAATTACTGGAAAATCTAAGGGTGGATCAGTTAAATTAGCAAAAAAATACTTTAAAGGTGGAATGGTATAAATGGCAAGACAAATAAATGAACCAGTTGATCAAGTTTCTGTAGAAGAAGTTGAAATAGTTATAGGAGATGATCCTATAGAAGAAGTTCAACAATCAGAAAACTTAGCTGAAGACATTGATGAAGAGGATTTGGATGAGATAGCATCTGATCTTGTATCTGCTTATGAATCAGACTTACAGAGTCGTGGTGATTGGGAAGATACAATTAAGAAAGGAATGGATCTTCTAGGTTTAAAACTAGAAGAAATAGAAAATCCTTTTCCCGGTGCATGTTCTGCACATCATCCATTAATGATTGAAGCGGCTGTTCAATTTCATGCTCAAGCCTTAAAAGAATTATTTCCATCTAACGGCCCTGTTAAAACACAAATAATAGGTGAGAAAACAAAAGAAATAGAGTCTCAAGCTGAACGTGTAAAAGACTTTATGAATTATCAAGTTACAGAGCAAATGGAAGAATACTTTGATGACTTAGATCAAATGTTATTCTATTTACCTATTGTTGGTAGTTGCTTTAAAAAAGTTTACTATGATTCAGAATTAGAAAGACCTGTAGCAAAGTTTATTCCTGTTACAGATTTTGTTGTATCAACAAATACAACTGATTTAAGAACAAGTGGAAGATACACTCATGTTATTCGTATGGAAGGCAATGAGTTAAAGAAAAGACAAGTAAGTGGTTTTTATAGAGATATAGAATTAATGGAAGAAGATAAATCTTCTGAGTCTACTTCTATGACTGGTATTAATGAAAAGATACAATCTATAGAAGGAGTAAAGCCTAGTAGCACTTATACAAAAGATGCACGTTTTACTTTATTAGAAATGCATGTTGATTTAGAATTACCTAAAAGTAAAAAAGAATTTGCATGTCCATACATTGTAACTATTTGTAAAGAAACAAATGATGTTTTATCTATACGACAAAACTTTAGAGATGAAGATCCTAAGTTTAAAAGATTGCAATACTTTGTTCATTACAAATTTTTACCGGGTTTTAACTTTTATGGTTTAGGTTATGTACACCTATTAGGAAACTTACAAAAAACATCTACAACAATTTTACGTTCACTCGTTGATGCAGGTCAATTTGCAAACTTACCGGGTGGATTTAAAGCTCGTGGAATGAGAGTTGATGGAGATCAACCTGTAGGTTTTGGTGAATTTAGAGATGTAGAAGGTTATGGCGATGATATTAGAAAGTCTGTTGTACCTTTACCATTTAAAGAACCATCACAAGTTTTAACTGCTTTACTTGGATCAATAACACAAGAAGGTAGAAGACTAGCCGCAATTACAGATTTACAAACAGGTGATATGAATTCACAAGCACCTGTAGGAACAACTATAGCTTTATTAGAACAAGGCATTAAAGTAATGTCTTCTATTCATAAAAGATTACATAAAGCACAAAGAGAAGAGTTTAAGATACTAGCTAGAACGAATCACGATTTCCTCCCAAGTGATTACCCCTACGCTGTTGAAGGTGTTAGCCGTGAAATCTTTAAACAAGATTTTGATGGAACAATCGATGTACTCCCTGTATCCGATCCTAACATCTTCTCAACAGCACAAAGAGTTCTAATGGCACAAACACAAATACAGGCTGCTACACAAGCACCTCAAATACATGATTTACGAGAAGCGTATAGAAGATTATACAAAGCACTTGATGTAGAAAATGTAGATGAAATGTTAATTCCAGAAATGGGAAGTAAGCCAATGGATCCGGCAACAGAAAACTATACTATGATGTATCAGAAACCTGTTAAAGCATATGGATGGCAAGATCATGATGCACACATTTCTGTGCATGAAGCATTTATGAGTGATCCTGCTGTTATTCCACAAGATCCAAGAATGCAACAAGCACTAGCTGGAGCATTACAGGCACACATACAAGAACACCAAGCACACAAATATAGAATGGCTATTATGGCTAATGCTAATATTGAATTACCAAATGCACCAGAATACGATAGATTTAATCCGGGCAAAGATAATGAATACGAATCAATGGATAGAGACATTGAAAATGCAGTTGCACAAGCACAAGCACAAGTTTCTGGACAAATTGCACAAGCTAATCAAATGCAAGCACAACAGCAACAGCAACAGCAACAAGCTCAAGATCCTAGATTCCAATTAGCACAACAAGATTTACAATTAAGAGCACAAGAAAATCAACGTAAAGCTGAAGAAGGTGCTGCAAGAACACAACTTAAAGCACAAGAAGTTCAACTTAAAGAAGAGCAAGCTGCTTCTAAAGCACAACTTGATGCTTCTAAATTGGCTCTTGATCGTGATAAAACGATGGCTGATATGGAAATTGACAGAGAAAAATTGCGTTCTAATGAAGAACGTGATATTGCTAGAGCAGAATATCAAAAAGAAATGGTAGAATCCAAATCTGATATTGAAAGAGCAAGAACAATTATAGAACGTGAACAAAGAGAAAAAGATAGAAAGGCATCCCAAGATAAAAATACAGAAGGTTGAAAAAAATAAACATTCTGTTATTTCTTTGTGGGATAAAACTAATGAGATGGCAAAAGCTGAAAACAAAACAACTGTGTTAGCTTTGTGTCAGAAACATAGAAAAGGTTTTTGGATTGTTTGTCACGAAGATGATTTAGAAGAAGTAATTAAAGCTAGAAAATAATGGATACTGCTAAATTTATAACTTATTTTAAAAACAAGATTAGTAAGGAAATTGACAATATAAAAGATGCTTTTGAACAAGGTAGAATTCCTAAAGAGAATTTTGATACCACTGTTGGTGAACTAAAGGGTTTACGAACAGCAAAAGATTTGTTACAAGAATCAGCAAAATATATTGAAAACGATGACAACTAAATTTAAATTAATAGAAGAAAAATTAGAAAAGAATCATCCTGTAGCTGTAGGTCACAGGATATTAGTTCAAGTTCTTGATGTCCAAGACAAAACTAAAGGTGGTATATATCTACCGGGTAAAGCTGTAGAAGACCATCGTAGTGTTGCATCCATAGGTAAAGTAATACAAATGGGTGATGATGCATACAAAAGAGAAGACATGACTGTGCCGTGGTGTAAACTAGGCGATAATGTTATGTTTGGTAAGTATGCAGGACATAGATTCCAATGTGGAAAATCTGAATTAAGAGTAATGAACGATGACGAGATTCTGGCAACAGTGCCAGATGTAGCAAATATTAGCTAATATTTGTTTTTCGTAGCAATCGCTACGCAAATTAATCATAACTTTGGAGAAAGACCAATGCAAATTGTACACGATTCATCGGGTAAAAAAAAGCCGATGCAAGTCGTGGATGATGGCAAAGAAACGAAGCTAAAGAAATTTGAAGGTGTTGATGTTCCGGAACAGGAAACACAAGATAATTCTGAGGTGGAAAAAGTCATAGACGATACACAAGCTGTCCATGATGAACAGACAACTGAATCCACGCCAATAGAAACAGAAACTGAATCAGAAGAGCAAGAGGAAGTAGAAGAGACTGTTGAAAAACCAAAAAAGAAAACTAATGCTTATCAGAACAGAATTAATGAACTTGTTAAAAGAGCAAACGAAGCTGAAAGGCAACGTAATGATTACTATAACAGGAATCAACAATTAGAATCTGATTTAAAAAAGAAAAATGTTGTAACTGAGGATTATGCTAAGTTGCAATCTCAATTTTTTGATGCAAGAAAATCTAATGCAGAAAAAGCATTAGAATCTGCTCGTGCTGCACATAAAAATGCACACGAAGAAGGAGATTCTGATAAAATGCTTAAAGCCGCAGAGGATATAGCAGAAGTTAAATATGAGTTGAAACAATTGGAAAATCAAACTCCTTTTGTTGCACCAACTCAAAAGCAAGCAAAAACAGTTGAGCAACCACAAGTTAATGCTCCACAACCAGAACCACAATCACAACCAGATCCTCGTGCACTTAGATGGGCACAAGACAATGGATGGTTTGGTACTGACGTAGCAAAAACTGGTGCGGCTTATGCAATTGATGCTGCTTTAAAGATGGAAGGCTACAATCCATCAAGTGAAGAATATTATTCTGAACTAGATCGTAGGATAGGCGATTCATTTCCTTCACAGGAAGCAAGTCGACCTAGACCAACTGTAGCAGGTGTTAGTAAAACAACATCTTCCTCACCTAAGAAGGTTCGTATGAACCAGAACCAGATCGCAATGGCTCGTAAATTAGGTGTGCCGCTCGAAGAATATGCGAAGTTCGTGAGGACTGAATGACCAATAAAAATATAAAAAGCCACTCGACTAGGGCTGAAGCTAGTCGCAAAATAGTATATCAACCTCCTAATTATTTAGAAGCACCTAAACCAAATGTAGATGGAATAAAATACAGATGGGTTAGAGTTTCTGCGGGTGGGGAGGATGATTCACAGAACGTATCAAAAAAACGAAGAGAAGGATACGAATATGTGCGTGCTGATGAACACCCAGATTTTGATGCACCAACACATGAGAGTGGAAAATACGCTGGAGTGATTGGTACAGGAGATTTAGTTTTAGCAAAAATCCCAACAGAAATGTCTGATGCAAAAAAAGAATATTTTGAGAAAAAGACACAAAGGCAAAGCCAAGCTGTTGATGCTGATATTTTGAAAGAACAACATCCTTCTATGCCAGTTCATCAAAGACGTAGTTCTTCAACGACAACAGGTAAAAGAAAAACTGAGTTTAGTGAAGAATAAAATTCTATTGTAAGGTGCTTTTTTAACAATTAGCAATAGGAGAAAAAATATGGCAAATACTGATGCCGCATTTGGTGCTAAACCGGTAAGACATCTTACTGGAGGAACTATTCGTGCTAATGAGTGGAAAATAATTGGAGATGGAACGTCTTCATCAAATATTTTTACTGGTGATTTTGTTAAATTAGGAGCAACAGGTTACATTGATGTAGCCGCTGCTGGTAATAGATTACTAGGTGTATTTGCAGGTTGCAGTTACACAAACTCATCTGGCGAACAAGTTTTTTCAAAGTATTACCCAGCTAGCACAACAACACAAGGTAGTGGAGATATCACTGCTTATGTTTATGACGACCCCAATATCGTTTGGGCTGTTCAATCTTCTGGTTCTGCTGATTTTGCCGATATCGGTAATTTAGCAGATCACGTTGCAGGTTCTG